ATATAAAGTTGTGGCAAAATATAGAAGTAATGAAATTAAACCTTATGTCTTTCCAAACATCATAGCAAGAATTGCCAAAGCATACAACACAGCACACATACTTGTAGAAGTCAATGATTTAGGTCAGCAAATATCAGACGCATTACATTTTGAAATTGAGTATGACAATCTATTAATGACGACTCAAAAAGGTCGGGCTGGTCAAATATTAGGTGCTCAATTTAGTGGTCGAGGTACATCACTTGGTGTAAGAATGACTAAACAAATTAAAAAACTAGGCTGTTCAAACTTTAAGACTTTAATAGAAAGTGATAAACTTATAGTAAATGACTTTAACATTATTGAAGAAATGTCAACATTTAGTAAAAGAGGTAATAGTTGGCAAGCTGAAGATGGCTGTAATGATGACTTAATTACTTGTTTAATTATCTTTGGTTGGCTATCAAATCAACCATTTTTCAAAGAAATGACAAATACTAACGTTAGAAATCAACTTTATATTGAACAAGAGAAGTTAATAGAACAAGATATGGCACCCTTTGGGTTTATAGAAGATGGAACACCTGAAGAAGAAAAGTCATTTTCAGACGAATATGGTACAGTATGGCATCCAATAGTGAGAAAAGGACTGTAGTTTTTGATAATTATAAATATCTGTATAATAAGTTTTGACTATGGGCGTAAGAAAACTTACGATAAATGATTAATAATTAGGCTAATTAGAGGAGAAAACCTATGGCATTTCAAGTATCACCAGGTGTTCTCGTACAGGAAAAAGACTTAACAAGAATTATTCCTGCCGTATCAACATCTATTGGGGCTATCGCTATTCAATCGAATAGAGGTCCTGTGGAAGAGATTGTGGCAATTTCTAGTGAGCAAGAGTTAGTAAGTACATTTGGAAAACCTGATACAAGTACATTTGAGTATTTTTTCAGTGCTTCAAGTTTCTTACAATACTCTAACGCTTTAAGAGTAGTACGAGCTAATAATACTGGTTTAACAAACGCAAATACGACTGGTTCATCTGTATTAATAAAAAATATTGATGATTACCAAAATAATTATGCTACTGGTCAAGCGAATGTAGGAACATTTGCTGCTAGAACAGCAGGAACTTGGGGTAACAATTTATTAATTGCTACTTGTCCAAGTGCTTCTGCTTTTGAACAAACATTAGGAACAGGAAATCAAGTTAACGAAGGTTCGGGTACTGCTGTTGGCGACACTACAATTACTGTAGATGACGGCACAGCTTTCAACATTGGAGACATTGTTGAATTTTCTACTACAGCTGCTACAACTGACTTTACTACTGGAGAGAAATATAGAATAACTAATATTTCTACAAACGATTTAACAATCGTTCAACATCCTTTAGGACAAGGCGGATTACAAACAGCAGTTGTTGATGACGCTAGAATCAAAAGAAGATGGAGATATTATGATGCCGTTGATGGCGCTCCAGGAACTTCACCATACGTTTCAGTAAGAGGCGGATCTGGTGACGAATTACACGTAGTCGTTATTGACGAAGACGGTGGTATTTCAGGAACTCCTGGCGAAGTTATTGAAACATTTAGTAAAGTGTCAAAAGCAAGTGATGCTAAAACAGCACAAGGCGATGACAACTATTATGTAAATGTTATTCAAAATAAATCACAATACATTTATTGGACAGATCACAATTCTTCAGGATCAAATTGGGGTAGTGCTTCTAGTGGAGTAACTTTCACTAACGTAACAACTCCAACAAGTGAATCACTTTCTGGTGGTTCTGATGGTTCTGCTGTAACAACAGGTGAACTGAAAACAGCGTATGAATTATTCCAAGACGCTGATACTGTAGATGTAGGGTTAATCATCGCTGGTCCTTCAGGAAGTACAACACACATTGATAACTTAATCACTATAGCTGAAAATAGAAAAGATGCTATTGTGTTTGCTTCACCTCAAAGATCAGACGTTGTAAACGTAACTAACTCAAACACTCAAACTACTAACGTTATTGATTTCTTCGATAACATTAGATCATCTTCATATGTCGTATTCGACAGTGGATACAAATATACTTACGACAGATACAGTGATGTATATAGATTTGTACCATTAAACGGAGATACTGCTGGTTTGGCTGCTAGAACTGATTTAGTTGCTGACGCTTGGTATTCACCAGCTGGCTTTAATAGAGGTATTATTAGAGGCGCTGTGAAACTGGCTTACAACCCAACAAAATCACAAAGAGATCAATTATATCCAAAAAGAATCAATCCAGTGACAACATTTCCTGGACAAGGTACTATCTTATTTGGAGATAAAACTGGTCTTTCTTCACCAAGTGCTTTTGATAGAATCAACGTAAGAAGATTGTTTATCGTATTAGAAAAGGCGATTGCAACTGCTTCTAAATTCCAACTCTTTGAGTTCAATGATGAATTTACAAGAGCTAACTTTAGAAACATTGTAGAACCTTTCCTAAGAGAAGTACAAGGTCGAAGAGGTATCACAGACTTTTTAGTAGTATGTGATGAAACTAACAACACAGGCGAAGTAATTGACCGTAATGAGTTTATAGCAGAAATCTTTATCAAACCTGCTAGAAGTATTAACTTTATTACACTTCAATTTATCGCTACAAGAACAGGCGTGGCTTTTGAAGAAGTCGCTGGCGCTTAATAGTAGAGAAGGAGAAATAAAAAATGGCAAATATAAATGACTTCAAAGCTAAACTTGCTGGCGGTGGCGTAAGAGCCAATCAGTTTAAGGTAACAATGCCTTTTCCTGGTTATGCCCAAGTTGGCGGCGAAACGGAAGAACTGGCTTTCTTATGTACAGCAACTACAGTACCTGCTTTTGCGGTAGGTGATGTAACTGTTAACTTTAGAGGAAGACCAATTTACATCGCTGGAGATAGAACGTTTGAACCGTGGACTATGACTGTACTAAATGATACAAATATGAAGTTGAGAAATGCCTTTGAAAGATGGCAGAATGGTATCAACAATATGTCTGATAATGAAGGATTAACAAATCCTGCTGATTATCAAACAGACGCATTTGTAGATCAATTAGACAGAAACGGTAATACAATCAAATCTTACACTTTGAGAGGTTGTTTTCCAACAAGTATAGGCGGTGTATCTTTGACCTATGAACCTCAATCTGCTGTAATGAGTTTTGAGGTGTCATTGAGATTCCAATTTATGGAGTCCAATACTACTACTTAATATCTCGTATAAGTATTAGTACAGGAGAATAATATTATGGCTGAATTATTTGGATTTAGTATTACAAGAGCAAAGAAGCAACAAGATCCAAAACAAAGCTTTACGACCAAGCAAGCGGATGACGGTACTCAAACCGTCGCCGCTGGCGGGTATTTTGGTCAGTACCTTGATATGGAAGGTACTGCTAAAACTGAAGCGGACCTTATTAGACGATATAGAGAAATTTCCATACATCCAGAATGTGATATGGCAATCGAAGATATTGTTAATGAGGCAATTGTTGCTAATGAAATGAAAGACGCCGTAAGAGTAAACGTAGAAAATTTACCTTATGGAAAAGAAGTAAGAAAAAAAATAGAAGACGAATTTAAAAATGTATTGAGATTATTAAGTTTCAGTACAAAAGGACACGATATTTTTAGAAGATGGTATGTTGACGGCAGAATTTTTTATCACAAAATTATAGATAGAAATAGTCCTAAAAAGGGTATCACTGAATTAAAATATATTGACCCTCGTAAAATCAAAAAGATAAGAGAAATTAGAAAGAAAAGACCAGACGGTCCTACACCACAAGGTTTATCTATAGTAGATGAATATGTGGAATATTTTTTATTTAATGAAAAAGGTGTTGTAGGTACTACTTCAGGTATGGGTATTAAAATCGCACCTGATACAATCGCATTTTGTCCTAGTGGTTTAATAGATCAAAATAAAAATATGGTCTTGTCTTATTTACATAAGGCAATTAAACCTGTCAATCAGTTAAGAATGATTGAAGATGCCGCTGTAATTTATCGTATCGCAAGAGCACCTGAAAGAAGAATATTTAAGATTGATGTAGGTAACTTACCTAAAGTAAAAGCAGAACAATATTTAAGAGATGTTATGGCAAGATACCGTAACAAACTTGTCTATGACGCTTCTACTGGTGAAGTAAGAGATGACAGAAACTATATGTCTATGTTAGAAGACTTTTGGTTACCAAGTAGAGAAGGTGGAAGAGGTACAGATATTTCTACACTTCCTGGTGGTCAAAATCTTGGAGAGATTACAGATATAGAATATTTCCAAAAGAAATTATATAGATCATTAAACGTACCTGTAAGTAGATTAGAGTCTTCTTCTGGATTTAATTTAGGAAGATCAACTGAAATTACAAGAGATGAATTGAAGTTTACTAAATTTGTTCAAAGATTAAGAAAGAAGTTTACAGAACTCTTTAATGATATAATGAGAACACAATTAGTTTTAAAAGGTATTATTGCTGAAGAAGATTGGGCATTAATTAATCAAGCTATTAATTATGACTTTTTACAAGACGGTCATTTTGCTGAATTAAAACAAACAGAAATGTTAAGAGAAAGATTGGCATTAGCCAATGAAATGAGAGATTATGTCGGTAAATATTATTCTGTTGAATATGTTAGAAAACACGTATTGAAACAAAATCAAAGAGATATTGAAGACATTGATAAACAAATCAAAAAAGAAATTGATGACGGAATTATTGCTGCTCCAACAGCACAAAATTCTGATATTGATAATTTATAAGGAGTAAAATATGAGTGAAGAAGTAAAAAACTTTGTTGACGCCTTGGCTAACGCAAATAACGACCAAGCCGGTGAAGCATTTAAAGACGCTTTAAGAGCAAAAGTAGGTGACGCATTAGATAATCAAAGAAAAGAACTTGCTGGTAATTTGTTCAATGCACAACCTTTTAGTGACCCTAAACCAGAAATTGCTGATGCCGGAACATTTAACCAAGATGGAACGGTTGCTAGCCTTCAAAATGATGGCGAGGCAGAAATAGATTTAACACAAGATAATGAAAATCAGTAATATTATAAAAGAAAACAAGTTAATTGATTCAAAGACTTATAATAGTCTTTCGCCTTTAATGAAAGAGGCAGTAAAAGATATGTTTAAGATAATTGAAAATAAAGGCAATTTAATATTAAATGTAGAAAATGCTGTTGATAAAGTTGCTGAATTTCATAACATAAACAAAAAAGAATTATATCAATACATTGAAAAAGAAACAAACGAACAATTAGGAGTTAAATAAATGGCAACGTTTATAATAAAAGGTTCTGCCACAACTAACGTAACAGATAACGATTTAGGTGGTGCTGTATTTGTTAGATGTGTGGCAACTGCTGATGCTCAAACACTTACACTAAAAGAAGATGGTGGTACTGTAACAATAGGAACATCTTATTTTCATTTAGCAGGTGATGAAGCAATTGTTGAAAAACATCCAACAGATGAAATAACATTTGCTGGATCAGTAGCAGCTGTTGGCTCACCAAGAAGTTAATTATGACCATATCTACAACTAAATTAGTTGATGATAGTTTTAAAACAATT